ACACTCTTCGTGATGCTGTTAACTCTGGTTCTAAGCGGGTGTACATCAAAGCCGAGTGTCCAGCAGTCACCAAGAATTCCACCGAAAGCGGAAGCGATGAAACCACCGCACGACTTAACAAAGCAGTTGAACAAGATTATCTACGTCTCAGAGAAATGATAGTCGAGAACGAACAGCAAACTTTGTATTTGCAGGATTACATTAGAACGGAGTGTTTAAAATGAGTAAGGCAACACAATCAAAAAATAGCAGTGAATTGTGGAATTGGTTTGGATTGTCTTATGCATCATTTCTAGTCATGCCAAGAGTTCTCATGCATGAAATGCCTACTGAATGGCAAGATAAAATGGCAGCTTTATTGTATGAATATGATGAAACATTCGACACGTCATCTGTTTGCCATTCAGTAGTAGTGAGTGCAAAAGACAAAAATAATAGGTTTATGAAGATGCCAGGTTACATCCTGAATTATCGTCGACCAGATCATGAAGAGATTGATAAACTCAAAATTTAGCCAACAAGAAAGCAATACGGGAAATTGAACAACAACGAGCCTCTAGGTAATTAGGGGCTTTTTTTATACCAACAGAAACAGGAAGAAAATATGTTTACTTTAAAAACTATTGTTAACGGTGATGTAAGCCTCAGAAGCGAAAGTAGTCTATCAATAATTAAGCTAGGTAGCCCTCGATTCATTGAGTTACTTGATAAGTTTAAAAATTGGTCAAACCCTGATTACGCTATTGAGACTCCAGCGGTTTACGAAGATGCTGAGTGTACAAAGGCGATACAGGAAGAAGAGCTAATTGTTAGCGAAAAGAGCATTGACTACGTTGATGTGCAAAAAGACTGCATTGCAATCATCGTTACAGAATGTGAGTCAGTTACTCACCCAAATATAAAAGAGTTTAACGGACAGATGTTTGAATTCATTTACAAGGGTGAATCAGCTTATATAACTGACGCAAACGGACATACCGTAGAAGTAGTTCGATAGAAAACAATCGCCTCGCAATAACGGGGCTTTTTAATGGAGAAATATCATGGCAGTACAAGGTTCAGATAATCCAGTTAAATTCCGTGAAGAACTGGATAAAAGCATTCCAAAAGAATAAAAAAAGCCCAGCATTAAGCATGGGCAAACTAACAAGATGTCAATCAAAGTATAGCGATGTTTGTTTAGTATAGATTAAATAAGTGTATATACCAGTTTACTGTTGTTAATTATCTAATTTTAATTAATTGACATAAAACAAGATGACTATACAGGGGTAAACTGGGCAGAGACTGAATTAATAGGGCAATTACTAATAGAGCGCTATTTAGGAAATTATTTAGTAGGTAGTTACCAGATCTCTTCATCAGCGGAGTATGGTTAAAAAAAGGCCCTAAAGGGCCAAACACAAAAAGGCATGAAAAATAATCAATCAAAGTGTGAGTACAAATACTACATTAGAAAAATATTAAATAAAGTAACAAAGTGTAAGAATAAAAAAATACTTCTCCGTAAATTAAATTTAAGTAAAAAAAAGCCCACATACATGGGCAAAACTAACGAACCACAAAGTAATAGGGGGGAGAGATATTCTTTTAGTATAATCAAAGAAAGGAGAAATACTATTTTAATGTTATTAAATATTTTGTTTTATGTTAATCATTTGAATCTATGTTACTGAACCTGTTAGGTGTTATGTAGCTGGCATTATTGAGTTAATACAAAAATAAAAGTTAAACACCAAATGTGCCTCAAGTTATGAATGAACTAAATAACAGAACGTGGTGCAGTCAGAAGTAAAGTCGGGAAATCCCGCCTTTAAAATCAAAGGGGATTATCCTCCTCTTTAAAATGGCAAATATCTGCCCTTTAAATTATAGGAGATAACATGCCACCTCACATACCTCGCGCATGTCGTAAACAGGGATGCGCCAAGACAACAACAGAACGTAACGGTTACTGTGAAGAACATCAGAACTTAGGATGGGAAACCCACCAGCGCGGTAAGTCTCGTCATCAACGTGGTTATGGTACCCAATGGGATAAGTTACGAGCACGTATACTCAAGCGTGATAAGTATCTCTGTCAAGAATGCCTAAGATCAGGACGAGCCACCGAAGCGAAAACAGTGGACCATATCATTGCCAAAGCACGTGGGGGTACCGATGATGATAGTAACCTGCAAAGCCTGTGCTGGTCCTGTCATAGAGCTAAGACAGCAAAGGAAAGAATAAAATGACGCAAGATGAGCAGACCTTACTTATGTTTAAAGGGTTGGTTGCTGAACTTCCCGAACAAAGCAAAGTGAAGGTTGAACATTGTATTACTGAAATAAAAAAGTTACTGACTAAATACCCTGATGGTGAAGCATTGCTTGCTGTGGGCTATATCGGTGCAGAACAGCAGATGAAAGGTAATCTTGGTCAAGGATAACAGTGCCATTCCTCATAGGGGAGGGGCGGGTCAAATCCCTACCACTCTCGCCACCTAGGACCGCCCCCTTAAGTCAATTTTTACAGACGCGAAATAAGGATTATTTTTTTCGAAACTTTTTAACATTTTTAGGAGGATAAATGGCAGCCGGTATCCGTGCATCTGGTGGTGGCCGGAATAAAAATTTACCGGCTAAAAATTCTAAAAGTAGCATGACAAGGATTGCCCCACCTGCTGAGTTAATGGGGGAGTCAGCAATAAAACTCTGGAAGACACAAAGTAAAATTTTGATTGAACGCGGAACATTTGAACTTGAAGATGCTCCTCTTTTAGTTGCGTATTGCAATGCTTTCGAACTCATGCTTACAGCAGAAAAGGTTATTTTAAAACAAGCTAAATTAGATTTGGAAAGTGGTGGTATTACTGAAATGAGTGGCTCGGGTGGATTAAAAAAACACCCTGCTGTCGCCGTTCGTAATGACAGTGTTTCACAAATCGCTCGTTTAGGTTCATTGCTTGGGTTGGATCCACTTAGCCGAATGAGAATGACAGGGCCTAGCGAACAAAATAATGATGAGAACGAATTTGATGAGTTTTAATTATGGCTACTTATCCGAGCGTCAATGCTGCAAACCAATACGCTAGAGATATTGTTAGCGGAAAAATTTCATCATGTATTTATGTTAAACAATCCTGTCAACGTCACTTAGATGATCTCCAAAAAGCGAAAGAAAAAGATTGGCCTTATCGTTTTGATAAAGATAAGGCAGAGCGCTTTTGTCGATTTGCTCAACTTATGCCCCACACTAAGGGAGAGTGGGCAAAGCGTAAATTACGGATCACACTAGAACCGTGGCAACTTTTTGTTTTCTGCGTAGTTTTTGGGTGGGTAAAAAAGAAATGTGGCAACCGTCGCTTCACTGAAATGTATGTTGAGGTACCGCGTAAAAATGGTAAATCATTGATTGCTGCAGCCGTTGGAAATTACATGTTTTGTGCTGATGGTGAATATGGTGCAGAGGTGTACTGTGGCGCCACAACAGAAAAGCAAGCGTGGAAGGTATTTGAGCCAGCTTTAGCCATGGTTAAGAAATTACCCTCACTGAGGAAACGATTTCAAATCAAACCATGGGCAGAGAAAATGACTCGTCCTGATGGTTCTTTATTTGCTCCGTTGATTGGAGACCCTGGTGATGGTGATAACCCAACCTGTGCGATTATTGATGAGTATCATGAGCATTCAACAGATGCGTTATATACAACAATGACAACAGGTATGGGGGCGCGAGAGCAACCATTAACGCTAATTATCACAACGGCAGGATTTGATATTCAAAGTCCTTGTTACGATAAGCGAGTTCAGGTTACTGAAATTCTTGAAGGCATTCGTACTGGTGGGGCGAATGAGCAGATTTTCGGCATTATTTATACCATAGATAAAGATGATGATTGGAAATTACCAGAAGCCATTATTAAGTCTAACCCAAATTGTGATGTGTCAGTAAAGTACGATTATCTTTTAGCAAAACAAGAGCTTGGTATTACAACACCAAGACAAACAAACCAGATAAAGACTAAACATTTCAATATTTGGGTTTCTGCAAAATCAGCGTTCTACAATATGGATCATTGGCGTAAAGCTGAAGATAAAAGCCTAAAGCTCGAAGATTTCTATGGTGAAGATGTCTATTTAGGTATTGACCTAGCAACAAAGCTGGATTTGAACTGTGTAGCTCCTATTTTTATGCGAGAAATTGGCGGTAAAAAACATTATTTTTCTGTATCTCCATTATTTTTTGCGCCAGAAGATACGATTTATTCAACCGATAGTGACAAGTTGAGGACTGCGGAACGGTATCAAAGTTTTGTCAATCAGAAAGCATTAATTCCAAGTGATGGTGCAGAGGTTGACTACCGTTTGATTGAAGAATCTATCTTAAAATTAAGAGAGCATTTCAGTATTGTTTCCAGTCCAATTGACCCATCTGGTGCGGTGGCGTTATCTCATCGACTACAAGATGAAGGATTAGAGCCTATTTCTATTACTCAAAATTATACAAACATGAGTGATCCCATGAAGGAAATAGAGGCTGCTTTAGCTTCAGGGCGCTTTCATCATGATGGTAATCCTATTATGACCTGGTGCTTTCAAAATGTGGTTGGTAAATATTTACCGGGTAGTGATGATGTTGTTAGACCAACAAAAGATGGTAATGAAAACAAAATTGATGGCGCAGTCTCAGCTATGATGGCTGTTGGTCGAGCAATGTTGAATAACTCAGAAAAAACACTTTCCAATGTCCTCGCTTCTCGAGGCTTACGCTCTCTCTAAGGAAATTTAATGAAATTTTTAACAATAACAGCCTTATTGGTTGGGATTGCGGGTGCCTTTTTGTTGTCATGGGGCGCTTGGTTAATCTACCCACCGATAGGGTATATTTGCGCGGGTTTATTGTGCCTTTTATGGTCATACCTTGTTTCAAGAGCGCTTGGGCAACCTAGAAATAACAAGGAGGAATAATGTTTTTCCCTGGGTTATTTCAGAAATCTCAGAAAGAGATGACCTCATCAGAACTGAGTGAGTTAATTGGATTGTCTTATGACACTTATTCTGGTCGAAGAGTCAGTACACAACTCGCTATGCAACTGACTTCTGTATTTAGTTGTATTCGTGTTCTTGCAGAATCGGTCGGGATGTTGCCATGCTCTTTATATGAACAATTAGAAAGAGGAAATAAACGCGCCACCAAAGAACGGTTACACAAATTACTGGCGGTTAAGCCCAATAATTACATGACGCCTCAAGAGCTTTGGGAACTATTAATTGCCTGCTTGTGTTTAAGGGGGAATTTTTATGCTTATAAGGTGTACGCCTTAGGCGAAGTGGTTGAATTACTACCTCTCGATCCTAGTTGTGTCATGCCAAAATTAAATAGCCAATGGGAGCCTGAGTATCAGGTGACATTTCCAAATGGTAAAAGTGAAACACTGACACAGCAAGAAATCTGGCATGTGCGGATTTTTACTCTTGATGGTTTAGTGGGATTAAGTCCAATCGCCTATGCACGTCAAGCCATTGGTTTAGGATTAGCCACCGAAGAGCATGGTTCGCGTTTATTTGGAAACGGTGCGGTGACAAGTGGTGTATTACAAACGGATCAATATCTAAAAGATGATGCTTACGAAAGACTGAAATCTGACTTCGGTGAACGGCACCAAGGGTTAGCCAATGCACACAAACCGATGATTTTAGAAATGGGGTTGAAGTGGCAACAAATCAGTTTATCGGCTGAAGATGCGCAATTTCTTGAAACACGAAAGTTTCAATTAGAGGAAATTTGCCGTATTTTTCGTGTTCCCCTTCACATGGTGCAAAACACCGATCGCGCCACATTCAATAACATTGAAAACTTGGGTATTGGTTTTATTAACTACTCACTTGTTCCCTACCTTATTCGTATAGAGCAACGTATTAATGCAGGGCTAGTAAAAGCCAGTAAGCAAGGGACTTTTTATGCCAAATTTAATACTGGCGCTTTATTACGTGGTGATATGAAATCGCGATTTGAAGCCTACTCAACAGGCATTAACTGGGGGATTTATTCGCCTAATGAATGTCGTGAACTCGAAGAGTTAAATCCTCGTGAGGGTGGTGATATTTATCTCACACCGATGAACATGACTACTAAGCCAGAAACCCAAAAACAAGAGGAGAAAGCGCATGCCGATGACGACCAAACAACGGCTTGATGTGCCATTGAAAATTAAGTCTGTTAGTGACTCTGGCGAGTTTGAAGGCTACGGCTCCGTTTTCGGGGTAAAAGACAGTTATGCCGATATTGTGATGCCGGGGGCTTTTCTTAATTCCCTGAGTCAGTGGAAAGAAAAAGGTGCGTTACCTGCTTTACTTTGGCAACACCAAATGGCTGAGCCTATTGGTATTTATACCGAAATGAGAGAAGACAGCACCGGACTCTATGTAAAAGGTCGCCTGTTAATTGATGACGATCCTTTATCTAAACGTGCACATGCTCATATGAAGGCCGGATCACTCTCCGGCCTTTCTATTGGTTACATTCTTAAAGATTATGAATATGACCGCAGTAAAGATGCCTTTCTACTGAAAGAAATCGACCTATGGGAAGTCAGCTTAGTGACATTTCCTTCCAATGATGAAGCGCGAGTCAGTGATGTGAAGTCGGCATTTGCTCGTGGTGAATTACCCACACAAAAAAGTATTGAGCGAGTCCTGCGCGATGTTGGGCTTTCGCGAACACAAGCTAAGGCTTTTATGGCTAAAGGCTACGATGCACTTTCTCTGCGTGATGTTGAGCAAGAAGCATTAGAAACATTGAAATCTATTTTTAAATAATAAAGGAAAAATTATGCCTATTGATCATAAAGATGTCAGTGAAGTTGCTCAGGAATTAAAAGGTCAGTTTGACGAATTTAAAAAGTCGAATGATAAACGTATCGATGCGATTGAAGCTGAAAAAAGTAAGTTATCAGCAACCGTTGATACCTTAAATGGTAAATTATCAGAGCTGGATGAATTAAAAAGCAATTTAGAAGCGGAACTTGCTTCGGTAAAACGTCCAGATGGTAACGTGACGAATAAAGATGTCTCTGAACACAAAACCGCGTTTGAATTATTTGTGCGTAAAGGTACAGATGATGGGCTTGCGGAATTAGAGCGTAAAGCAATGCAGGTCGGTTCAGATCCTGACGGCGGTTATGCGGTACCTGAAGAACTGGATCGTAATATCATTACGGCATTGCGTGATGAAGTGGTTATGCGCCAAGAGTGTAATGTGATTACGGTTGGCACAGAGAAGTTTAAACGCCTGATTAATCAAGGTGGCACAAATAGTGGATGGGTTGGGGAAGTGGACAAACGCCCTGAAACCAACACATCAAAACTCGCCTCTATTGAGCCTGTATGGGGAGAAATTTACGGCAACCCTGCTGCTACTCAAACTATGCTTGATGATGCCTTTTTTAATGTTGAGCAATTCATCACCAGTGAGTTAGCCACAGAATTTGCAGAACAGGAAGAAGCGGTATTTACCCACGGTGACGGTATTAAAAAGCCTAAAGGCCTGTTGGCATACGGCAGTGACGATAAAGGCGACAAAGAGCGTGAGTGGGGTAAGTTACAGCATTTGTTATTGAAAAAACCGACAGAAATCACTGCGGATGAAGTCATGAAATTGATTTATACCATGCGAAAAGTGTATCGTACAGGTGCTAAATTTATGATGAATAACAATACATTATTCCAAGTTCGCACACTGAAAGATGCTCAAGGTAATTATTTGTGGCAACCCGGTCTGCAATTAGGGCAACCTTCTGCATTATTAGGGTATGGCATTGCAGAAAATGAGCAATTTGCTGATGTCTCTGCTGATGCTGTGCCGATTGCTTTTGGTAACTTCAATCGCTGTTACACCATTCTTGATCGTATTGGTGTTCGTATGTTACGTGACCCATACACCAACAAACCGTTTGTACATTTCTATACGACGAAACGCGTTGGCTCTATGTTGGTTGACAGTAATGCAGTGAAGTTACTGAAAGCGGGAGCCACTAAATAATCTGAGTTTATGTATCTCAGTTTCATATATACCGCTTAATTGCGGTTTTTTTGTGCCTGCGATCGGGATAGGTCGCAGGTATTGGGGGATTTATGCCACTACCCACACTAGAAAAATTGAAGCAGCAATGTCGATTGGATGAGGGTAATACCTTAGAAGATGAATTACTGAAAACTTATCTGATGGCGGCAAAGCAACGAGCTGAAGGGTATATCAATCGACATCTCTACGAAAAGGATATTCCAGAGGAAGATCCTGACGGTTTATTGATCACTGATGATATTGAATTAGCTCTTATGCTGGCCGTTGGTAATTTCTATGAAAATAGAGAAACAGCCATATTACCAGCAGGATTTAAATTACTACTCGATCCCTATCGTCATATTAATCTGTGAGGAATGATGAAAGCCGGTGAACTCAATAAACGCATCTCTCTTTCTCACTATGTTACTGAACGTGATGATTTAGGGAGTGAAAAAGTCGTTCCAAAAAAAGTGGCTGAGGTATGGGCCAAAGCAGAATCGATGTCGAACCGTAAGATTCGTACAGCTGACCAAGATCAGGTAATTGAAACCTATCATTTCACTGTTCGCCCTCGCTCTGATGTTGATATGGGGTGGCTGGTGGGCTATCAGGGGCGATTATTTACCGTTCGGGCTGTTGATCGTAATCAGTCAGATAGAGCAATTATTACCACAGAGGCGAATATTCAACATGATAGAAGCTGATATTAAAGCCGATCTGGAGCGTATTACGGAGCTATTAGCTTATCCGCTAAAACTTCCTTCAGATAAATTGGAAGGGATTATCTATCAACGGATTAGTGATCCCAAGATAAACACAGGGCTAGCCCGAACATCACTGGTTCAATCTCGTTTCCAAATCGTTATTCAAATACCTGATGACTACCCAAAAGCCTTAAAACTGGAATCGACTCTCTGTCGTGAGTGGGAGTCCATCCAACATGGTTATATTGGCAACTATCCTGTTCAAACCGTTCAGCGGGGTAACTTTCTGCAGGACATGATTGAGCAAACGGAAAATCGTAAAATCTACCGCATTTATCGTGATTTTATTATCACTTATCCCGAGGGTGCAACGTGATAACCAACCTTAGCGTGACAGGGTTGGACGAATTAGGGAAAAAATTAAAGCAATTAGAAGTTGAATTAAAAACCAAGATATTACGTGAAGCAGGGCGAGAAGCCATGCAAGTTGTGAAAGATGATATGGAAGCGCATGCAGGGTTTGATGCAAAAAGCACTGAGCCTCATATGCGAGACAATATCACCATCAAAACGACACGAGTAAAAAATACGAATGGGGCTGTTATGGTCACCGTAGGACCGACAAAACCTCATTATATGAAAGCTCGCGCTCAAGAGTTCGGCACCATCAAACAAGTTGCTCGTCCTTTTATTCGTCCAGCCCTCGATTACAACCAACGTGCGGTGCTCAATACCTTAACTGAGCATATTCGCCATGCCCTTTCTTTATATACTTAGGAGTAAAAATAATGGCAGATCAAAAAACATCGCCAGAATACGCCATGCTTCCCGCAGGCACTATTGTGAAATTTGGTAAAGCGGGTGATACCGTTGAACAAATGAAGCCACTGGTTAACTGTAAGGCATTAGGTGCCACAGGACAATCAGGGAGCTTTGTTGACGTCACGACACTCATCGATAAAAACAAACAATTTATTTCTGATTTACCTGAAGGACCTGAAAAGTCGTTAGGTTTCATTGATGATCCAGAAAATGAAAACTTTGTTGCGTTCTTGAATGCAGCAGAAAAGCGTGAAACGGTGCAGTTTTACTGCGAACTTCCTAATAAACGTACCGCAACGATGATCCTTTCATTATCAGGCTGGGAATTAAATGACATCTCAGCGCCTGCTAATGAAGCCATCCAGATCACCGTAAAAGGAAAACAAAATAACCTTGTATGGGGAACTTCTTCTGCAACATCAACAGGAGATCTGGGTTAATGAAAGGATTAAAAGCCTCTTTACTCACAGCGAAACCTCAAATTATCGAAGTCGATATTCTGTGTGGGGTAAAGGTAAATATTCGTCGTATGACGGCTAACGAGTTGATGAATTTGGAACTTGAGGTTTCTGAATTAAATCAACATGGCAAATTGCGTGAAGCATCATTACGAAACGTAGGTATGTTGCTGAATTGCTTGGTTGATGATGAAGGTAAACCGATAAGTAAATCGTTACTACCCAAACCAGAAGAATTGGTTAACGTCCATGATAATGCGATCCTCATCGAAGCGATTAACGTCGTGAAGCAACACTCCATTGGCACATTAGACGAGGCAAAAAAAAACTAACGGATAGCCCGTTACTCTATTTTGCCTATCAACTTTCTGAAGAGTTGGGTGAAATTGATCCCTATCGCGTTCTCAATTTGCCTGCCAATACATTACTGGGTTGGCAGGCTTATTTTGCGCTCAAATCAGAAAAACCAGGTGTAATACCACCATCAGATATACCTCCCTCTCCTGAAAGTGCACATCAACCAACAAGCACCTCTAAATCTGTTGAACAGCAATGTTCTGACGTAATGAAAATGATAGGAAGATAAAGATTATGGCCACTAATTTAGCCGATTTACGGGTTGGGCTATTGCTGAATGACGCCAGTTTTAGAAGCAATATTACAGGCGCATTAAACCATGCAGGGCGTGAAACAGAACGTTTTTCTAATAAAGCAAAGCGTGAAACAAAAGCGGTTGCAGATGGTTTTTATTCAATCAGTCATCAAGTGACGAATGTTGCAGGACGACTGGCGATGTTAGGTGGAGTGAGTTTATCCATTGGTAGCATTTTAAATATTTCTCGCAAGTATAGTCAGGCAATTTCTGATCTGAGTGCGATTACGGGTGCGTCTATTGAGCGCATGAAAGAGTACAGTATTGCTTCTCAAGAAATGGGGCGAACAACGGAATTTGGCGCAATAAAAGTCGCGGATGCCATGAAACTTATTGCGTCAGCAAAACCGTCATTACTGCAGACAGCGGGAGCCTTAGAAGATGTAACGGCTAAATCGATTACCTTGGCGCAAGCTTCAGGTATTGAGTTAGCCGATGCGGCGAAATCTCTTACCTTAAGTCTTAATCAGTTTGGTGAGTCTGCTATCTCCTCTGAGCGTTATATTAACGTGTTAGCAGCAGGTGCAAAATATGGTGCATCTGAAATTAACGAAACAGCACAAGCTATTGTGAAAAGTGGCACCGTTGCTTCTCAAGCTGGTGTTTCATTTGAACAACTTAATGCGTCTATTCAAGTTTTAGCAGGAAAAGGGATCAAGGCCGAAGTTGCCGGTACGATGTTGCGTAACGTTCTATTGGCTTTGGAGCGTTCAGCTGATAAAAACTTGCGTCCATCTGTTGTTGGCCTAGCCATAGCATTAGAGAACCTCGACAAGAAGAACTATTCTACTACTGCATCAACAAAGATATTTGGTCGCGCCAATGTCAGTGCGGGTACTATTTTAGTTAAGAACAGGGATCAGCTAGTCGATTTAACTAAGGCACTCACTGATACAGAAACAGCGTATGAACAAGCGGGAAAACGAGCGCAAAATCTAAATGCTGATTTAGAATTAATGGAAAAGTCGTTTGAAGGCTTGGCGATTAAAGTCGGTACCAGTGCCGATGGTCCTTTACGTACAGGTGTTCAGAATGTTACTTCCGCTGTGAATGCATTAAATAACAACTTTTCTACGTTAGCTAATATTGCGACTTACGCCGTCTTGCCCGTCATTGGTGCCAGAATGACGAGAGGACTTCAAGATCAAACCAAAGAGTGGGTGAAAAATGAAGTTGCAGTAAGAAATAATGTCAAACAAATGAGAGAAACGGCTCAAAGAACCATTGATTCAGCAAAAGCATCTAGAGAGTTAGCCCAACAAGAGTCAAGAAGGCTAGCAACTCAATCCATATTGAATAGGCAACATGGTATTAATGCTAATTATCAAAAAGAGTATTTGGCATTAAATAGGCAGATTCGAGAAGCCAATCGACAAGAAATGTTAGGTAAGCAACAACTTGCTGCAGCCAACAATCAGCTGTCTTATAGTCAAAGGGCATTACGAGCATCTAGCTTAGGACTCCGAAGTGTTGTTTCTGCCTTAGGTGGGCCAGTTGGTGTGTTGGCTTTAGCGGGTTCAGCCATTTATTATTTTGCAACTAGAGCTGATGAAGCTAAGTTGAAAATAGAAGGGATGAAAGGGGCTGTGGTCGAGACTATTACTGAACTTCAGCGTCTTTCTAGGGTGAAAATAGAAGTTCAACTTGATGAAATTAAAGAAGAGCTCTCCTTACTCGAGGCAGAAAAGAAGCGTCTATATGGAGAGCAGGCTACTTATTCAGAAAAACGCGAAGGCGAAATGTCTTCGATAAAAAATGGCAGTTGGTTTGGTTATGCCGCAGTTAGCCTTTGGGGAAAAGACTCTGAAGAGTTTGCAAAAGGACGAAGAAAAGTATTAAGCGAAATCGAGGATATAGATAAAGAAATTGAAATTCGGAAGCAAAAAATTGCAAATCGAGAGAGTGCATTAAAAACAGGCGTTTTTAGCCAACCGACTAAGGAAGACAAACCAGTAGGGGATGGTAGTGGCGGTGGTAATGATTTAGAAAGCAATAAAGGTTCTACACAAAAAGTTAGCCAATATCATCAATTACGTATGCAAATAGAACAAGAGCATGCAACGAGTTTGGAGCGCATATCATTAAGCGAATCGGAAACAATGCGCAAGCTCCAAGAAAACTTAAAAGCCGGTGGTATGAAGCAGGAAGAGTATGAGCGATTAAAAACACTCAATGCTGAAAATCATATGAAACAACGTGCAGAATTAGCAGAAAAATACTCTCCTATGCGCGCATCCATCCGAAATGAACAAGAGATGACAAAAGAGCTTAAATCACTCTTTGAACAGCAATTGTTGACTGAAAAAGAATACCAATATGCACGGCGCCAAATGGCACAAGATACGACAAAATATCGTTTATCAGAGCAAGCAAAAGGCATTTCTCTCCCTAATATCAGCATTCTTGGCGAAATAGATCCCGTTATTCAACTCAGAAACCAACTGGAAGAACAAAAGGCGCTTTATCAGGCTTACTATGAAGATGGTTTAGTTAGCAAAGAACGTTATGAACAGTTAGTTATTGCGGCTACAAATAAGTCAAAAGAAGCACAATATCAATCAAGCAAAGAGCTGTATGCCTCACAAGGTATGTGGCAACGTATGCAAATGAATTTAGTTGATGCTGTTGAACAACGAACCGCTAATGCAATGACAGGCATGTTGATGGGAACGAAGTCCTTTTCAGAGGGCATTAAAGAATTTTCTTCATCATTAGCCAGTTCAATTATTTCTGATCTTATTCGTATTGCAATTCAAGCTCAAATTACCAATGCATTGACGGGATTAATGGGCGGTTTTGCTGGTGGCAGTAGCGGTGCAGCAAGTGGCGCTAAAGCGGGTAAGGTGGGTGTAAAAGCGAACGCCAAAGGGGATGTTTACAGCTCACCAAGCCTCAGCCAATATAGCAACCAGGTGGTTAGTTCACCGACATTATTTGCCTTTGCAAAAGGTGGTACGCCTAATCTTGGCTTGATGGGGGAAGCTGGAAGCGAGGCGATCATGCCTTTAAAACGTGGACCTGATGGATCTTTAGGCGTTAGAGCAACCGGAAGCAACTCTGTTGCGTCAGGCGATACCATTATTCATCAAACATTTCATGTAACAGGTAATGGTGATGAAGCGCTTTATCAAGCTATACAGGAAGCTGCAAGAATGGGTGCTGAACAAGGTGTCTCAAAAGCTAAATCTGACATTATGCGAGATTTTCAAACCAATGGTACGTTAAGAAGGAATCTACGATAAATGGCAACGATATTATCGTGGCCACAATCCATCGTGCCAGCCACATTAAGTTGGCAACTCGTGAGTAACAGCAAAACCTTTACATCAACCTTTACGGGAAGTGTACAGACCGTACGCTTTCCCGGCTCACGTTGGCGTTGCAGTATGTCATTTAATAATTTGACTGATGAGCAAGCAAGGGTTTTAGAGGCGTTTGTTGCCGAGTTAGATGGTGAAAGTGGTCGAGTGAAAATTAGTGATTGGGCGCGCTCTGGTTTAACTCAGCGTGGTAAACCTAAAGTTAGCCAACCCAATCAATCTGGAAAATTATTAGAGAGTAAAGACTGGTTACCCAATAGCATTGTTTTACGCATTGGTGATTATATCACGGTAAATGATGAACTAAAGAGAGTGACGGCTAATGTGATTAGTGATGCACAAGGAAACGCAACAATTCCTATTGCCCCTATATTACGTTATGCACCGACAGTAAATGATTTGATAGAAAATGAAACGCCATACGGTATTTTTAAACTAACCAGTAACGATCAAGGTAATTTCCAGCGTAAACCGGGCATACTTACTAGCACTTCTTTGTCATTCGAGGAGGCCTTAACATGAAATATCATCCCTTTAGTAATGACATGGTTAAGGCAATTAACGAGGGGTATTATTTGGTTGTTGCCTCTCGTTTAGATCTCAAATCAGGTGTTGTAAGAGCACATACTGGTGTGGGCAATATCGTTATTGCAGGTGAAGTTTACCAAGGTGTAGGGCAATTTGGTGCCATTGAGTCTGTGGATGAAAATATGACCACTAGCCCACAACAACTCATTATGAAACTCTCAGGCTTCGATTCTTCCTTGATTGGAGAAGTGATGAACGAGCGGGTTCGTGGGCGAAATGCACAATTGATGTTAGTTGCATTAAATGAAGAAGGTAAACCTGCGCTTGCTGAAGTTTTATTTGCAGGACAAATATCCACAATTGGTGTGACAACAGGTGAAGAAAATGAAATAGCAGTCACTGTTTCAAACCGTTTCGAACGCTGGTCTTATGGTTTACCTGACAGATTTACTGATGAATCATGGTCTAAACGTAAAAAGGGCGATAGGATATTCCGTTATGTGGCGCAGATGGCTGATCGGGCTATTTATTGGGGTAGCAAGAAAAGTGCACCTGCGTTTATTTATAAATGATTAAAGGTTTGCTATGAAAAATATATTTATTACGGCAACGTTATTATTCTGCTTTTCTGCTTCAACTTATTCTTTTGACTCCAATAAGGAATGGTATGAGGGATGCCCTAAATATACTAATGAAGAAATAGAAAACTTAAAAGGAGGACGAGTAGAAACAGTTGAAGAATTACAGCAGTACTCAAAAGAATATTTAGAAGAAAGCAGTAAAAAAATTGACTGTGAAATAAAAAACCTAGAAGAATATAAAAAGCGTTTAATTAAAAAACTAGAAATAAAAAGTAATTAAATACACTTTTTCGTCAACCCGCTTCGGCGGGTTTTTTATTGTCTGGAGAAAACCATGAGACACCCACAATGGACTACTCGCCTACCTGAAACTTTAAAGAATGCCATAAATCGCCCTTTTGTATGGGGTGAACATGATTGCTGTTTGTTTGCCTCTGATTGCGTCATTGCTGTTTGTAATTTTGATCCTTGTGAAAACATTCGCGGGCGCTATAAAACAAAAACTGGCGCATTCAGAGTGTTACAAAAAGAGTTCGGAACATTGGAAAGTGCTGTGAGTCGTTTTTTTGATGAAATTCCAACAAACGAAGCAGGGCGTGGCGACATTGTGATGTTTGAAGGAGATGAAGGGAAAACGCTGGGTGTGTTATGGGGTGGCAAGCTATGGGCAGTTTCAACGGATGGGGTTCGCGCCGTGAGTAATAAACCAATTAAAGCATGGAGAGTACAATAAATGGGTAAGACAGTCACAAGCGTTGTCTCTGCGGGCTTAATGATAGCAGGGGTTATTGCTACAGGTGGGTTGGGTACCGCATTGATTGTTGCTGGTATTGCTGTTCAAGCGGCGAGTGCGTTTATTTTTAAAGATAAAGTGCCTGGTTCCGGTTATCGTGACCAATCTGAACGTAAACAGATGCTACGTTCTGCCTCTGCACCTGAGACGGTGGTTGTAGGTAAAACAATGATGTCAGGGTTGCTTTTCTTTGCCGAAGAAGAGGAAGGTGAACAAGACGAAAATGAAGAACTCTACATGGCATTAGCCATAGCATCCCACCCTATCCATAAATTAGGTCAAATTTATTTCAATGATGACAAAATTGAAGATTTAGGCGACAACGCACAATACGAATTTCATAACAGTAGAACTGAGGCGGATCCATACCTATTAAAACATGCCCCTTCATGGAAAGAGGATATGATTGGTCGAGGGCTTGCATGGTTACGCTTAACATTACGCTTTGATCAAGAAAAGTTCCCTTATGGTGTGCCTAATGTTAAAAGTGAACTATGGGGAAAAGAAATTTACGATCCTCGCAATGAAAAAACAGTATGGTCAAATAACGGTGCTTTGATCATATTAGATTACTATCGGCATTACTTAGGTGTTCCAGACTCCGATATTGATTGGGATGCATTTAAAAGTGCAGCAGATATTTGTGATGAAACCGTACAAACGCCAGATGGAAAAAGTGAGCCTAGATACACTTTAAATGGCGCTTATGAACTTGAAGAAAGTCCTGCCTCTGTATTAGAGATGATGCATAAATGTATTGCTGGAGAGCCCACTTATATAGCGGGTAAGCATGGCATTATGATGCAAGTCTATAATGGGCCAGCACTACTGACGATTGATGAGTCACAAATTATCGATACAGTGACGGTGACACCCGAACTTTCATTACGTGATGCAACTAATGCGATTTATGGCACTTTTGTTGACGCAGAACAACAGTATAACAAAACCGATTTTGAGCCAGTGGTTATTGATGAATGGATAGAAGAAGATGGCTTAGAAATTAAAGAAAATATGGACTATCGTTTTGTTACTAGCCCATACCAAGCCAATCGACTAGCCAATCTCTATTTACGTAAAAAACGCGCAGGTCGTCGTATTCAATTGCGCATGAATTTAGATGGTTATGCTTATCGCCCTGGTGATGTTGTAAAACTCGAATTACCTTCGCTGGGGATTAGCGATTTAGAATTTCGCATTGCTGATTGGAAATTTCACCCATCAGAGGGGGTAGAGATTACTCTCGAAGAAGATGGTCCTTATATCTATGAAGACTTAGCCAGTAAACCTTTTGTTAGACCTCCATTCACTAAACTACCCACTGGTGGCGTACCAGCACCGATCAATCTGGCTTTTGTTCCTCTTGCTGTCACCGATATCGTTCAAGGTTACATATCATGGCAGAACGTGGCATCTGATATTCGCTATAACACGGTTAATATTCTCCAGAATGGCAAGGTTATACAGTCTATTCAGGTACCGGGTGAGCGTGTTGATATTAACGGTTTAACGAGAGGTACTTATCGTGTCGAAGTGAGAGCTATTAATGTTGCTGGCGCTATGTCTGCACCGGCTATCAGTGATTTTGCAATTCAAGCACCTCCGTCACCAATCGGTGTTGAAATAACGCCAGGTATGTTTAGTTTAACGGCGTCACCTAAACAGGGTGATAGTGCTGTTTTTGGTTATACCTTTGAGTTTTGGTTTAGTGAGAAAAAACTCGCTAATTTCTCTGAAAATGAAGTGATCACCAAAACAAACAAAGTTGGTCAAGGAAATTTCTGGACGCAAGAGAATTTAAAAGCTGGCCACACTTACTATTTCTATATCCGAACGATCAATAGTTATGGTAAATCTGCATTTGTAGAAGCTTCAGGTATTCCAGTTTCATTGCCAGACGACATATTTGATGATTTAGATAAGACGGTTAGAGAAACGGATGCGTTTAAAGAGCTGGATAATAAGCTTGATTGGAATGCTGAGACCGCAATTATTTTAAGTAACGCAAGTCATCGTAATTTCAGACAGTTGCTAATAAAACATGCTGAATCTCAAGCTGGCATTAGTGAGCTATGGCAAGTTCGTGCAACGGATAACGAAGCATGGGCACAGGAAGTTAAAGAAATTTACTCCGCTGTGGGTGATAACACGTCTGCAATTAAAGAAACTCAAACTTCAATTACCAAACTTGACGAGGCTTTTGGTCAGCGCTTTACTGAAATTCGCACAGAAATGGATAAGGCTCAGGCTGATATTGCTTCAAATTCTCAAGCCATCTCTAACACAAACAAGGCATTTGCTGAAAGCAAAACGCAAGTTCAAGCTAAGTTTGATGAACAGGAGGGAATGATACAGGAGAAAATGCAAGCCACCTTCAATCAGGCTGGTGACGGTGTTGTCACACACTCAATCAATATCACGATTGTTCATAACAACGTGAAATACAATGCAGCAGGACAAGTAATTAGTGCTCAGGTTAAGAATGGAAAACTGGAATCATTCTTTGGTTACAACGCAAATAATTTTGCTTGGTATAACCCTGCAAATGGCAAAATGGAATTATTCATGTATGCCAAGAATGGGCAATTGTTTATTCGAGATTTATTTATTGAAGATGGCTCGATTACAAATGCAAAAATAGGGAATGTTATTCAATCAAATAATTATGTGGCTGGAAAATCAGGCTGGATAATTAACAAAAGTGGATTTAGCGAGTTCCAGAATATAAAAGCGAGAGGGGAAATAGATGCAACTTCAGGTCGCTTAAAAAATGTTGTTATTGAAGAAAGTTGTGAAATTCTAGGAAAATTAAATGTTGAAAACTTAGAGGGGAATATAATCTCAATACATAGAGATAATATTTACCTAAGAGAGATTTGGAATGATGGGAATATTCACACTATATTCAAAGTTAAGCAACGAAGTCAATATTGTACGATATGGGTGGATGGAACAATAACGGCAGATGAAACAATTCCTATTAATGCAATTCATAAGGTGGAAAACCGCGCAGTCATTGCCTATCGAGCACCAGGATTCCCTATTGAAAGAGCTATGTTTTCTGTTTTTATGGACGGCAAGGAAGTTGAATTTAACTCTCATATATACCCACTTGTTACTGGCAATGTCGCTGGTTTTTATGCTGCAAACGATATAACAATCACAATTCCACCGGGTAACAGTATTGTGGAAATAGGTATTAGAATCCCACATATCCCTGGTGAATCTAATGGAGTATTAATTAGAGGTCGAGTGTTTTTACTACCACATAGTGATGAAGTTATTTTAATTAACTGAACGGAAAAGTAATCTTATGATATACACAACAGGCACTGTTAACACAGTGTCAGGGTCTGCTATTGTCAAAGGCACTGGCACTAAGTTTAAAAATAATAATCCAGCCATTAATATCGGAATGACGATTTTAATTAAATCAGGAAATACGAATATTCCGTATATGATTAAATCCGTTAATTCCGACACTGAATTAGTATTAGCACAACCTGCATTAGCTACAGCAACTAACACCACATTCTCAATTCATATTACTGAGCCCGATAATAATAGTGATGCAGCAAGAACAATGGTTGCAATAAATGCATACACGCAATATTTCCTTGATGCAATGAATACGTGGATGACTCAGACTGGCCAAACAAAAATTGAAATGCCAAATGGTGAAGTCATTACGCTCGATAGTATCAAGAAGATGCAGAGTGATATTACAAATAAGCTAAACAAAGGTGATTACGGGATAGGTGATAATTTTAGATTTGATGGTCAGTCTGTGTTAATTCAAGGCAAGAATAATTACACAGCGCTACGGCTGTCAAAGCTGAATAAAGATTATGTTGCTATGGCAACAAATGAAAATGCAGGCGATATGCTGACATTTGAGTATGGAGATGCGAAAGGCGCTCAGCAGGGGGTGTTTAGAATACCTAAAAAAAGTGGTACAGCAATGGCCGTTGGTGATTATGGGTTTGGTAACTCTTTAAAAGGTTTTTTAGTTAATCCTTTTGTATACAACTCAGTGTCACAAGTATTTTCAAGTAATGAGATAAAAGAATTGCCATGGGGTTTTGGTATGATGTTTGCTCATAGGTCTGAATCAGTGAAAGCTTCAGCATCAATTTATACCGGTGGTGGGTCTTCGTCCGGAGATTTTTGGCTAGTAAAGGCATATAACAACGAAGGTATTGCTCATAAAATATATACGAACGTAAACACAATTGTAGACCCGCAGGGTTTTATCAAAAAAGCCTCCCCAGTCATTAACATTCAACCCGAAGGAACATTCACCACTAACGATGAATCAGAAGGTGCGATTGTTACTCGAGTAGCTCAGGGCGAATACCTTATTGAAGGAGTTCTTGGGTTTAACGCTGACGCAGGTTGGGGCGGTGTCGATGGTGGTATTGAAATACCACTTGATGTCAATAAACAGCCTCTTATTTGGGTAGACTCTAAAGTTAACAAAGACGGTTCTATTCTCGTTAAAACCTATCATCGAACTCACCCTAGTGCACCTGAGTTTGCTCGTAATAATATTGACGGCTTCAA